TCAACCTCATTGGTCTTCTTGTCTTCGACTTCGTCGGGGAACTTGTACGGTTCAGCCATATTCTTTCCTTTCAAGCGCGGGTTAAGCCGCGAGGGTCTTGCACAACAGCATCAACTTGGTCATCGTTGATGAGACGGAACTCCTTGCCAAAGATCTTAAATCTTGTGCCGGAGTAAGTACGTACTAACACGAAGTCGCCCTCTTTACACCATGCTCCGTTAGGAAACTTGGCGGTGTCGTTGTACGCGTCGGGGCCAACTTTTAAAACAAACAACACAGTGGTCGCTGTTTCTTCTTGGCGCATGCTTTCAAGAGGCCGGACTAAGTCCAGACTTGTACCGTCGATACGTTCAGAGATGTCGGGCACGGCGCAAAGAATCTTCCAACCTGTTGGGATGGGAAGTTGCGTAGCCTTCTGCTCGTCAGTAGCTTCAGGTGCATCCAAAGGTTGGATGGGTTCAGGCAGTGCAAAAGCACCGGGGGTTAAATCAATATCACTCATCTGATTCTTCAACTTTCTGCGCAAGGTCAAGTAGATAACGCTCTGCGAGGGCTAGACCCTGAATAATCCCGCAGAGTTTTTGGTACTCTTCAAAAGTACGGCACGAACCGCCAGCCAAGTCATCGGCATAGTTGTTCATGTCAGTGCGTATTTTTTCACGTAATACGCGTACGAAGTCTTGAATCATGATTTAGGCTCACGTTGTTTGCTGCTGTTTGAGAGCGCAGCAGTACGCGCTTGTAAAGCCATTTCAGCCTTATTTTTTGCGATGTCAGCACCCATCTGGATACCAGCACGTTCTTGTTCAAACTGTTGCTTGAATTCGCTCTCTTTGATTTGCGCACCTGTGCGAAGAGCTTCCAACTCCAGTTTGCCGCTGACTTCTTGCTCTTTCAAAGCCTGTGCATCGGCCTTGGCAGCAGCGTCCATCATGATCTTTTGTTTCTTCAACTCTAGCTCTTGTCCTTTGAGTTGGAGTTCCTGCATCTGCAACTGCATGACGGGGTCTTGCATCTGTTGCTGTGCCTGCATCTGCGCAGCCTTAGCTTTGTTCTGCATCATCACTTGGTTGGCCGCTTGCGCCATCATGCCGGACAGCGCAATCTCCACTTGCGGTGGCAACTTCTCGTCTTCGGGAGGCAACGGCATACCCAACTGTTGCTCGATCTGCTGGCGCATTTGATAACCGACGTGCTCTGCAATGTGTGCCGTGATTGCGCCCATGATCTTGGGAGCCTGTGGGTTCTGGCCAATGAACTGCTGCATCATCGGGTCTTGGAGCAACATCATGTGCACTTGGATGTGCGACTGATGGTCTTGATGTAAGAACGCCTTGAGTGGTTTGCCTTTAAGCGCGTTCTGATTTTCCTGCACGGGGTCGGTCGGCTTCTGATCGTCCTCAATTGGCACAAGCTTCTCTGCGTTCTTGATGCCTAAGACGTTTAGCATGCCGCGATGTAGTTCTGGCAAGTTGTAGATGTCCGGAGCCATCTGCGCCATCTGAATGACCGCTTGGTACTGGATAACGCGCTGAGACATGGTCGCAGCGTTGGGGTCTGACACGGGGATGATGTCCACCAAGTCATAGTCAGCCTTCTTAGCTTTGCGAGTGCCGTACTCGGGTGTGTATGTGTAGTCTGGGTCGGTGTAGTCGCGGATGATGTTCTTCAAGAGTTTGAACTCTTGCTTCAAGGCGAAGTGCACACGAGCCTGCACCGCAGTCATCACCTTTAACTGACGCTCCAGCAGTGCCAACGTTGTGCCAACAGGAGCCTGCGCCGACATGTCAGACACTTTCATGTCAGCAGTCGCAGCAAAGCGACGACCTTCATCAACGATGGTCTGCATCAAGTTAAACAGCGTAGCGCTTGGTTCCTTGTACGGCAGCGGCAAGATGTTGTCACGGATCGTGCCCGAACCAACGTCTACATCACGGAACTCTCCGGGTGCGATTGGTGTATCGTCGCCCTTGATTCGCAGGCCCCGTGTCTTGAGTCCACCGGGGAGATTGCTGAGTGTTCCTGCATCAACAAGTTGTCGCATGAGGGACGTAGCGGATTTAGCAAAACCTCCGATAAGATGGAAAAGCCCGAAGCCGTAAGCTCCAAAACCTGGGATGTACTGGTAATGAACAAAATGCTGGCGCTTGAGTCTGAGGTCATCTTCTTCCTTCCAGTTGCGGCGGATTGACAGGATGTCGTTGGAGCCTTTAATCAACGTGACAACGTACGGCAACATGATGCCGGTCTCTTCTTCCTCGCCATCATCGTCTTCAGACATGTCCTCGTAACCTTCAAGGTTCAGGTCAACGTGGCACTCATACAGTGTGTAGCGGTCGTCGTTCAAGTCACTAAAGCCTGTCTCTTTGTCTTTGGCTTTCTGAATGTCGGTTAACTCTTTTGGAGAGTCGGGCAACTCAATGTCAAGGTAGAAGCCTGCTTGCTGCAACTTGATGATCTCATTCTTGGTCTTGCGCATGACGTGCGTGATGCGGTAGCAAGTGTCCAAGTCTGTTGTTCCGTACGGCAGATACATATCTTCCGCAGGAATAAACATCGACACCTGACGTCCCAAGTTGGGATCGTAGTAGACCTTCTTAAACGCTGAGCCTGTGGCTGGCAGTGACCAGAGCATGCGCTCATGCTCAGCGCGGTACTCCGTCATGACTTCGGTCAACTCGTAGTTCATGTCATCTTCGACATTGATTGCGATCTCTTTCATCTCTGGCGTTTCTTTGCCGATGAGTTTGCTACGCACAGGCCCTTGGGCTGGGAACGTCTCAGTGATTGTCTCTGCTTGGAAGCGCACAACGGCTTCTGTAATCATGGGGTGGAACACACCGCATGCGCCATTCCATGGTTCAGTGCGCTCTTCAATCTGTAAGCCCAGAAGTTTCAGACCGTCAACGTACGTCTTCTCCCAATCTTTGCGGCCATTCTTGTCGTTGTCAATGTCAGACACCAAGTCGCCAGCAAGCGACTGCAACGCACCACTTTTTATGTACTCGGCCAAGTTATCGTCAAAACCCTCTTCAGCGTCGCCCTCTCCGGGCTTAAGAGTGATCTCCACCCCGTCCATGCCAATGGTGACTTCTTCGGGATCAACGATCTCGATCTCAATAGGAGATTCCTGTTCGCCCAGCGCGTCAATGCCCACGGGTTGTTGGTACAGCGCTTTGTCGATGTTCGTTGCCATGTGTATTCCTAGTAGTATTCGTATTTCCGGCTGCGAAAGAGCGCAAGGTCATCTTTCTCGTCCGTGTCTAAACTGATAAAGCCACCTTGCCTAAAGCGTAGCAGCGCCTGTGTTGTCGTGTCCACGAAGTCGTCGTGCTCCCCAACTGGGAACGCGGCCATCTCTTCAATCACTTCTCGTGCCCAGCGTGTGTCGGGTGCCCAGACTTTACCTGAACTGAATAAATCCGCAACCGCGTTGACACGCACCATCTTGTCATTGCCCCTTGACGGGCTGAACTCTTGCACGGGGATTCCCAACGCCCTGAGTTCCTGAATCAACGGCCCCCCAGATGCCTTTTTCTCCACAATGAACGCATCCGGTTCCCACTCTTTGTACTGCTTAAGCGCCACCACCTTAAGCTCAGGGAAAGCCATACGATCTTTAAACGCATCCAGTAGGATAAGTTGGGGCGAGTCATTTTCTTCCTCGTTGTAGAAGATGCCCCACGTTGTACACGCAGAGTAGTCGGATGTATTCTTAGTTTCAAACGCCGTATCCCAAGACTGAATGATGTATTCGCACCTTGGTGGGTCATCCGGCTCCCAAATACGCCACATCTTACGGCTGACAATAGCGGAGCTCTCACTGGTGGGCTGCTGCATGTACTGCGCGTTCCAATAACGCGGGTCAATACTGGCTTTCGTAGACTTCAACGCCTCAAGTGACCACTGCTCTGGCCACAGGGACTTCTCGTCCTCGTCCCCGTCGTTCAAAATGGCCGGCAACTCCACGATTTCCCATGGAATAGCCTCTGGGTTCTTGGTTTGGTAGTCAATCAGGCGCCCAGTCAGGTCTAAGAGCGACCAACGGGTCATCACAATGATAATCCCACCGCCCGGCATCAGACGTTGTAGTGGGCCCGTCTGGAACCAAGACCAAGCGGTATCAAACGCAAGTCGAGAGTTGGACTTTACGTCCTGCTCCGAGTGAGGATCGTCAATAACGAACAGATCAGCACCACGACCAGCAAGAGCGCCCCCGACACCAGCAGCATAGTACTGACCGCCAGCGCTTGTAGACCACTTACCAGCGGCTTTTTGGTCATCTGCCACCATTGTTTGGGGGAAAACTTCACGGTATTCATCAGAATCAATCAAGTTACGTATGCGCCGCCCGAAGTCTTCAGACAAACCCGCAGTGTGCGTGCCCATGATAATCTTCTTCTCAGGATACTTGCCTAAAAAGTACGCAGGAAACAGGTAAGACGAGAACTCAGACTTACCCATACGCGGCGCGATGTTGATAATCACGCGCTTTTTCCTGCCCTCGACCACGTCGGTGAAGATTTTTGCTAGTTTTTTGTGGTGTGGGCCGATCTTAAAGCCCGGATATACCGCTTGTGCAAAGCCCAGCATGTTTGTTTTGGCTGCCTGCAGTTTGGCGCGGGACTCACGAAGCTCTAAGTCTTCAAACAACTCCATCTTTTCTTTGACGCTCATGTGCGGCAAAGCTTTGGCCATGGCCTCTAGCTCAAGTTTACTTAAGGTGGTGAAGTTCTCAGGCTTCATCTTTGTCTTCTGTCACATCGACAACGTCGATCACACCCATGAACCTGTTGAGCTTTTCTTTAATGCGCGTCTCAAGCTCTACGTCTGACATTTGGGTTTTCTTGACCTCAACCCGTTCGGTAAACAGCGCCACTTCCGTGACCTTACCAAGCATGTCCAAGGCTTTAAGCCTGATGCGTGCGTCTGGATGTTTGACTTCTTCTAGGATCTGAGCCACTGCGTAGCCCCGCAGTTCTTTGGCCTGCTCGACAAACGCCCAATCGTAGGCTGTCAGCATCCCAACTAAATGCTGCACTGCAGCAGGGGTCTTTAGATTAGCTAGCGCTTGTTGCGTATTCCCAACAGGCTGGCCAGTCACGAGAGAAGCAAAAGATTTACGGGCAGATTCTTGTTCTGCCTTAGTCTCAATCTCTTCGTCCTCAAGCTCTAAGTTCTTCAGCCACTCAGCCGTCTTGACTTTGGCGTCGATGGTCATGGCCGGATCTGCCTTTTCAAAAGACAGGACTTCCTCGGTGGCGTCGACCACCTCTGGATGAAACTCGCCGTTAATCAAATGTTCTAGCATTGCGTAGGGTTAGTGCTGGCGTCGCACTTGTTGCCTCGTTGGTGTTAGTGTACACTTCTTTTCGGTGATGGCGC